CAAATGTCATATGCCATTAGGTTAGGCATTGCACGACGAACCAAACCGATTAGGATAGGATCATACTTGTCAATACCGCCAGTAGCCATAATGTTGTTTGCTGGAGTCTCGAATAGTGCTTGACGTTCTTCACGTAAAGACTTTTCTTGGTTCTCTAACAATACAGCAGTTACTTGACGCTTGTAGTTGTCTTTGATTTGTGGAAGATCTGGGTGGTCAAGAATCGCACTCCATTTCTGTTGGATATTCTCTGATAAAAACATTTTCTGTCTCCTTGTTGTGACTTTTTAAATGACTTATTTTATTTATAAGTTATTGTCTTTTGATTGATCGGGATAAGGCTTGTGCATAAGTTGAAACAACATCATTGCCGCCAGTATATACTTCAGTACTTGTATCTTCTATTAGTGCTTGCTTTGCTGTTTCTTTAACAACAGCATCGCGAGGGAAATAATTTTCCTTGATAACGGAAACTTTTTCCTTGTAAAGATCGGCATTGTCGAAATCTACACCTTCTAAAAGTTTAGATAATTTATTAGATTCTGTGTCCGCTAAATCTTTGGACATTTCTTTAATAATCATCTTTTTCTTAAGTTCTGTAAGTTCAGAATTTAAACCAACATTGCTGTCAATTTGACCATTTAGGCTTTCTTCCAACTCTGTTACTTTAACTTGTAGTTCACCAATTACATCATATTTTTCTTCAGGCACTTCAATGTAATGTTCTTTGAAGAGCGCCTTAAGTCCTGACATAAAATCTTCTGCAATTTCGTTACGAAGACCATTCTCGATTGCCAATTTATTTTCTTCTAAGTAACCTTCAACTACATAGTTCAAATAAGCATCGATCTTTTCTACTAGGTCTTCTTTATATGTTGCAAATTCTTCTGCATATCTTTCTTCTAGAGATTCTGCAACTGCTTCCATTTCGCTATTTACTCGAGCAATAACTGCTGCTTCAAAAATAGCGGTTGCTCTGTCTCTGAATTCTTCAGATAAATCTTCTCCAAAGATTGGCGATAGATCAATTGGTTCAACAACCGTGTCTTCGTCATCTTGAATTTCTTCTTCAGAAACAACTTCTGCATTTTTGTCTTCTTCAACTTCTTCGCCATGCTGCATATAATTGCCAGTATTTTGAGGAATTGTAGATAGACTTTGAGTCGTTGTGAAATTAGGTGCTTGTCCAACTGGACCTTTCATTTGGATATCGTTTTTAGAAATACCCTTTGCTGAAATAGCACCATGGTTATCGTCGTCTTGCTGACGTGTGTCAAAAGATTGATCTTTTGAATCGCCTTGTCTTGGCTGACTACTATCGCCAGAGTTGGCAGCTTTAATTGTGGAATCTTTTGCTTTTGTAGGAACCATAGGACCAGCACCTGTTGATTCTTTAGAGTCGCCCTGCGTTGGTTGATCCATCGCTTCGTCTAAAGAAGAAGCAGATTTCGCTGTTACGCGTTCTAGCAATTCCTTAACTTTACTTTCTACTGACATTATAGTGTCTCCTAAAATGAATGTTCTCAAATGATATTTATAAGTTTGGTTATCTAGACAATTGATTAACAAATTGTTCAAATATTTTTAACTTAACTTCGTCTAAATTTTTAGCAGAAGTCTTCTTGATTTCTTTTTGTGCGTTCTCAATCTGCATTGCCTTCCATACGCCATTCTCTAGAATCCACTCTGCGGATTCCATAATGCCTTGCACAAAGGCGTCTGGTGCTGAAGGATCAGCAACAATATCAACGGTTGCTAGATGAAAGTCATCCTGTACTTCGTTAATTCCATTTGAGTTCATTTTTAGAGATCCCAATCCACGTGTGGATACTCCCAAACAAACTTCATTTTCTATTAAATTTCTAGCAATAATACCCATAGGGGTTTCTAATATTTTTGCTCTACCAATTACATCTTTACCTTCCATTCGAAGGCTTGTGATTAGGTGAGAAACCTGATGTAAGTTGATTGAAGGATTCTCCGGATGACCGAGTTCTCCTAGAGATCTTTTTTGTCCAATTAACTCTTGATACTTAGTAACTTCTCGTTCCATGATATTTTTACCATATGAACGTTTATTTCTATTAGGTGTATCTGACTGAGCAAAAATACCTTCGATATAAAAATTTTTGCCGCCGCCTTCTTTTGCTTCTACAAGATAATTTAAGTCTTGTGCTACTTCTGTAATTAGTCTCATGGTTGTCTCTTATCTGTATACGTTAGCTTGTAAATTGGGTTCTATAAATCCAGATGGTTTAGATAGCGTCATATACATTGTTCCACCGCCCGCAGGCATAACAACAAGTATATTACCATTATTGTTTGCTGTATCTGATATTCCAAACATTTGATTTAATGACCAATTATCATTACCAAATAATGATAAAACTTCTTCGCCACCGTCGGGCCAATTCTTAGTTCTTTTTACAATAATAGGATTACTGGTAGAATCTGTAGAGGTCCAAGCCATCCCCGTAATATTGATTACAATATTTCCTAAATCTACAGTTTCATCCGGCAATTTTAAATCTAAATAATTTATATTTGCTTGGCCTGCGCCAATTACTTTGGCGACAACTTGTTGTCTTGTTTTTTTAAGTATAGTGGTTTTTGCCATTTATGCCTCTTATTTTTGCATTGGCTTTTTGCCAGTCGGTGGAACGCCCATTTTGCGTTGTAAGTCTTTTCGTTGGTCTTCGTCGCTACCGCCGGTTAAAGCCTTGCCCGCTTTTGCAGCAAGATTCTTAACAGCATTCATTATACCTTCTTCAACAGATTCAACGTCTTCACCATACATTGTTTTAGCTTTTTTAACAGCGTCAGAATGTGTTTTCAACACACCTGGATTTTTCTTGATATTTTGTTTGAGAGTTTTACCGCTATTAATATCGTTGTATTTTTGAACTTCTTTTGCGTGGGTTTTCAATACATCAGGATTCTTTTTAATCATATTACTTAACATTCTATCATACTTGTCTTCTTTAACTTCTTCAACCGATTCAGTCGCTTTCACTTTTGCAATGGTATTACCAGATTTTCCAAACTTGTTAATTTTTGCTCTAGCTAAATTGATTCCTCGGTCTCTTTTTTCCACTCGTTTATTGTCTTTTTCATCGGCTTCGTAATTATCGTCTGCATTTCTATAACTACTATGTAACGCATCCATACGGTCACTTCTTGCTTTATTTACATATTTTCCAAGAGTACTTTTTGATACTTCGTCTAATTCAATTTCTTCAGACATTTTCTTAGGCGTCTTGCCTTGCTTTTTCATATTGATAGCAATTGCTGCCTGTTGTGCAAGATTTGCTGCTTCTCTTAGTTCTTTAAACTTCTTCATGTTCTTCCTGATCTTTACCTATTGCAGCTGCAAATTCCATCTTTTTAATTTCTAATGCATCCGCTAATTTAAGTGCAACAATCTCATTAAACTTTGTTAATGCGTCAGATTGTTGTCCGTTGATAATATCGTCAACCATGTGGTGAATAACTGTAGATCCCATAAAATTCCTTATTGAGTATTATTATTTATATCTTGATCAGGTGGCATTTGGCCTGGAGGCATTCCCGGCATACCAATTTGCGGCGGTGGCGGTTCCGACGCAATCTGCTCTTTCATTTGGTCCATGTCTCTTTTAGACATTCTCAAAATTTCTGTCATTGCATATTGTTGACTAAAATATGCACCAATGAATGGTTGTATCTGTGTCAACAAATCTATTCTGTTTCTCATATTCTCAGCATTTTTCATTTCTGCAAAATACTGATCTTGGGCATACCGATATTGAATCTTTTCTTTTATCTCCGACCAATCTTTATCAGTCAAGACACCCTTCATTATTAATTGAGTTCTTAGTAAATCACTAAATAATTCATTAAATTTTTTGCGTAATCTATCAACATATTTAGCAAACTTTAGTTCATCTCTTGTTATCTCTGTAGCACGCCCAAAAGAAATTCCTTGTTGTGGCTGCATTCTAGAAATAGGAACATTTAAAGCCTGATATACTTTGCCTTGAAAATAATTAATATCTTCAATTTGTCCTAGATTTTCTCCACCAGGCAATGTAGTAATTTCTGTACCCTTGCCACCTTCTCTTCGCGGTAACCAAAAATCTTCTAGAGTAGACATCATTTTTCTGTCATCTCTAATTTCACCTGTACTGGAATCATAAACAATCTTATTACGATACCTTGCCATAATATCTTTTAGATATTGTTCGGCTTTAATCTTTGGCAAATTACCTACATCAATATAAAATATTCTTCGTTCGGGAGCTCTAGCAATTCTATAGATTACCAAAGAGTCTTCCATCATCTTTAATTGGTTAACAGGTTTAATTGCTTTATGTAATTGTCCAACAACTACATTTTTATCATAATCTAATAAACCAGAAGGAACAAAGCAAATAGAATCTGTAGTAATTTTTATACCCTGATTAGCAGTAGCAGAGTATGTAGGATTATACGTTAACCCTTTTTCATTGTAGATAAAGAATTCTTCTATGGATTTGATTAAATCAACACCGGTATCTTTATCTTTTTCTTTTTTAACTTCTCGGACTTTCTTAATCTTTCTAGGATCAAGTTGTAGTAATTCTAATATTCCTCTTTTAGGATTTTTAGGATCTATAAGTTTTTGATAGTACAATCTACCATCAATATACCAACGTCTAAAAATATCATATGCTCTATTATCAAATTCTAATAATTTTAATATGTTATCAAATTCAGCTTCAATAGTTTCTTTAATGTCATCTGGTATATCTAATTTATCTAAATTAACTTTGATAATATCTTCATCATCAACTGCAGCAATAGCCTCAGTTAAAATTTCATCAATAGCAGAACTACAATCTGAATACATTGAGCATTCTCTATATCGAGTAATAAGCTCATACTCAGATTTAGTTGTTGCGTCTAAATCAACATATGTACCAAAATAACCTCCAGCTTGTACAGTAGATGAGCCATCATCTACAATAGGTGTAGCCCAGCCTTGTTTCTGTATATCTAAAGGTTCTTCTTTTCCAAAAGTAAAGCCAAATAGTTTTACTGCCATAATCTTATATCTCTTTCAAATTAACCAAGGAAATTATCAACTAACTGCGTCGCAGGATTATTACTAAATGTAAACGATTGATATTGAAAAGAAACACCGAAAGTAGATAGTTGGTCGTTGCTACCAAAGTCTAAAGATACCGGCCCTATTTCAACGGGGAAAATACCTCGTAAAGTATATTCTTTTAATATCGCACCATTTCTATCTAATTGTTTAATAGACATATCTTGTTGATATTGAGCAGGATTAAGTCTTCCGTTTTTATTTTGAAGATCTTCGATTCCGCCCATCCATTGTTCTATTGCAGTACGAATAGCAAATCCTGAATCGTTTATTACTGTACAATTGAATGGTGCAAATTCTCGGTCACCCGCCATCTTTACCAATCTACCTCGGTAATACACTGGAGCAAGACCAATGGTTTGCCCCGGTAATTCAGCAACACTAATTAGGAACGAACCTTTCGCCGCTGCTTTTGCGCCAGACTGAACATAAGAGGGGAACCGCAAATCAACTGTGAATTGATTTGGTCTAGCCCCACCGTTAGTTAGCTCAGATTTAAATCTT